GAACTAGAGCTAATATCAAAGTTGGTTTCTTCTATGCTAACCCAACTGAAATCGTATATTACGCAGGATAATATCAAAACTAAGGGCTATCTTTTGGATAGCCCTTTTTATAAATTAAATAAAAAAAATACAAAATGGCTACATGTTCAACTTTAACAACGATAACAAAATCTTGTGATAACAACATAGGTGGTATTAAGCAAGTTTGGCTTTGGGATATGGAAGATAAAGATATTTTACTTTCCGTAGAAAATTCTACAACTTGGTCTTGGGATGATTATGCCCTTACTGGCGGTTCACCTGCTACTTTACCTATCGCTTATGAATTTATCAGAAATTCTTCTAATTTCGTTGAAGAAGGTGCAATTGACGTAAACGTTGGTTCATCTTTCACAAGAGCTACTTTGACTCTAGTTTTCACTAGAAGAGAAGCTGCTAAATCTAAATCTATAAAACTTTTAGGAGACGGCCAAAGATATTTGGGAGCTCTAGTATTAGACTCTAATGGTATCTATTGGATCTTCGAAGAATTACAATTATCTGCTGTAGGAGATGGTTCTGGTACTGCTAAAGCAGACGGTTCTAAATATACTCTTACTCTATTAAGTGAAGTCCCTGATTTTGCTAAAATTATCACTGACGTTCAAGCTAGTGATTTTATTACAACTGGTACTACAATTTAATAAATTGCATTAAAATCTATTGAACGGTGGTGGTTTTCCACTGCCGTTTTTTATTTAAAATAATAAACAAAAATGATTTCAATAACTAGAGAAACCACAACCGAATTCGCTTTAGAACTTTCTTGTTTGATTCCTTCGGATCACATCTATTTTTGTTTTGGATTTGTAAGAGAAGAAATTGCTTTTACACAATGGCAATGGTATACAACACCAGATAATTCACCAGCACCTAATAGATATAATCTATTTAGTTTAACTGAATCTTATCTTGGAGCTACTGGAGCTACTGGGATTACTGGAGCTACTGGTACCAATCCTACGTCTATGAGACTTGATCTCGGACAATATCAATATTATGTATGGGCATCTACAGGACCTTGGGACATCTCAGGTTATTCCGCTACTGGTTCGCCTGCTCCTACATCACAATCTATCTCGGAAGGGAGATTGGTAGTAACTGGGGATTCTCCATTTATAGTTAATGATGTACTATATAATGGTCAAGATCCTGATACTTCAATACCAAGTGTATATTTATAAAAAAATTAAACCATGAAATTATTCGGATTCGAGATCGGAAGGTCTACCCCAGAACAACAACCAATCACACAAGAGACTGGTAATTCATTCTCTCATTTTGCTTTCTCTACTCCATTTTTAAAAGTAGGAGAAGGTAATCTTTCTATGCCATATGTCAATCGTTTTTATACAGAAAATAATATCGTTAGATTTGGCCAAGATAACTTATATCCACAGATTTTAAATCAATTGTATTTTACATCCCCAATACACGGTCAGTGTATAGAATTCATTACTAATTCCGTTATCGGCGGAGGTTATTCTTGGGCAGATGATAAAGTTACTGCAGCACAAAAGGTAGAACAACTTGCATTTGAAAAATCAAACAAATTTAAAAAACTATCTAGATTACTAACTAGAGATTATATCATCCACAGAAGAGTAGCTGTTATAGTTACCAAAAGAGGAAACAAAGCAGTAAAATTAAGAAGACTAGACCCTTCTTCTATTAGAAACAATATCAATCTTGAAGAGTTTGTTTATTCTAATGATTGGTCAAGAGGAATGGTTAATATGAAAGAATACAAAAGATACCATGAAGGATGTGGTCACGTTGAATCTCTTTATGTATACCAAGACAATTCTCCAGGACAAGATGTTTATCCTATCCCACAATATAATTCCATTTTAAACTGGGCTTATTTAGACGGCGAGACAGCTTATTTTCATAAATCAAACATACAAAATTCTGTATTCCCATCTATAGTTATTAGAAGACCTAAAGAATTTGATTCTATCGACGAAATAAATTCATTTAAAGAAGGAATATCTTCTAAGACAGGTGCTGGTAATGCTGGAAGAGTCTTAGTTCTTACTGGTAATGGTATGGACGATGTTCCTGAATTCGAATCTGTTTCTACTAATTCTAACGATAAAGTATTTGAAGGTACTATGAAAGAATTAAAAGAATCTATAGCAATTGCTCATGGTATAAATCCTTCTATAATGGGGGTAAAAACTCAAGGAGCTTTAGGAAATACCACAGAAATTAAAGATTCTTATACAATATACGAAAAAAATGTTGTAATGGTACTTAGAGAAACTATAGAAGAAATCTTAAATGATCTTGTAGATATCGCAGCAATTCCTAATACTATAGTAATAAACAATTATCAGATTGTAGATAATATTATAGTAGATGCAACTGAAACTAAAACTTTTACATACGAACCTAAAAAATAAATAATTATGACTTATTTTATTACAAATACTTATCTTAAAGATAATACACCAGTTGGACAAAACGTAGATTCGAATTTAATTGTTCCTATTATTAAGACAGCAGCAGATTCTTATGTTAGATCAATCTTAGGAACTTATTTCTATAACTATCTTTTAACGAAATTTAACGCTCAAACATTATCTGTTTTGGAAATTACTTTAGTTCAAGATTTTATTCAAATGGCAGTAGCTTGGAGAGCATGTTCAGATGCAGTAATGACTACTTCATATCAGACAACCAATAAAGGAATACAAACTCAATCGGGAGATTTTAGTGCTTCCCCAGAATACAAAGCTATTATGTTTATGGTTCATGAGTATAAGTCTAAAGGAGATTTTTATGATAAAAGACTAGAAAATTATCTTACTAATAACGGAGACCTATACCCAGAGTTTATGAATGATTTAAATGATGATTCTATTACACCTAAAAAAGGATGTAGAAGAAGAAGTAATACTGATGGATCAGGAATCCTGTTTATCTAAAACCAACCATGAAAACATTCTTTATCAAATCTTTTATTTTTGCTACAGCTCTTATAGCTCCAATAAAAATCTATCTGATTTTAATAGCACTTTTTATTATAATGGATACCATAGCAGGAGTATGGGCTTCTAAGAGACTAGGAGTTAAAATAACATCTTCTAGATTCTCAGCTTTTATATCCAAGTTATTTATTTATAACATAGTTGCTATAACCGCTTATTTTATTGACGTATATTTGTTAGGCGAGTTTATTTTACTTTTCTTAAGTATACCTATGGCAGCGACAAAGATAACAGTTCTAGGGCTAATTTTAAATGAAATATATTCTATAGATGAAAAGTTCGTAAATGTAAAAGGACATGGTCTATGGAGTATCTTTAAGAAGTTATTAACAACATCAAAGCTAATCAAAAAGGCTAAAAATAAAATAGAAGAGGATACCAAAGATATCTTTGATTTAGAATAAGGCTCAACTACCGGCAGGTGTCAATATATACGAAAGGAATCTTAGGGTTCCTTTTTTCGTTAACATTCGTTAAATAATCGTTAATTACCCTAGAAATTCATTAGTTTCTAAACCTTTGATGATATATAAGTTAGATTATTTTTTTGTTTTAAGAGTTAAATTTAAAATCCTTCTGGAGTCGTTAACCAGAAGGATTTTTTGTATACGACACGATCGTTAGTCATCCTTATTAAACCTATAGGTAATCCCCCTAAAGTTCAGCAGCGGACTTAATTTCTTGGTCATTCATAAATTCTCGCCACGATATAATATAGATATGAAGTTATTAATAGAATACGAAGTACCAGACTATGAATTTTATGAACAAGACTATAAAGAGATTTTGTTTAAATCCCTTGTAAAAGAAATAGATTCTCTTAAACCCCTGGCAAAAATAGTAATGACCGAATTCTATCTAAAAGAAAAATCACAAGCGGAGATCCATAAAGAATACGGATTACAAATTTCTTATATTAAAACAATAATTCATAGAGCTAAAGCAAAGTTAAAAACTAAGATTTTATCTAAAAATCAAGTGCAATTACAAAGATATTTAGAGGAAAACGTGTAATTTTGCCGTGTCTTTTAGGTAGACCCATCGTACACTATGTACATCGGTCCATCGTACAATACGTACATCGGTCCATAGTACAATACGTACGTGTACTAAGAACTCTTTATAAGGACTACCTGCTGGTATCCCAATCACTACGTTCATGGGGAATACAAGCCGTTATTTTTACCGTCGTAAAAAAGCCGTTTATATTCCATTTCAAAAGAATGAATTCTTCTTTCTAAATAATTTATTACGATATTAATAATTTATTATTCTTTATTTTATTCTTGAGTTAGGAAAGAAGGTAAGTGTTTTATGTTCGGAATTCGCTTCGCTCATTCCTCATTTATAAAAGTAGAAAGAACATTATTCTATCCAAATAGATATTCCTTTAGATAAGTTTGTTAAGTTCAGTATTATGTTATTTAGTAAGTACCTTATTTTTGTTAGTTCTTTTTAAGTCTGATGAACTTTAGGTACTTAAGTAATGTATTTATATGGTTAAATATATTAAAGTTGTTTAGACGTAAACTTCTTCTTAATGTTTACAGTAATATGTTTACAGTAACCAATCGTTAATTTTTCGTTAAAGTTTTAATAAACCTTATAAAAGACCCAACTTTTCTTTATTAAGTCGATATATAAGATAAGATCATTAAAAAGATCTTCGGAGTTCCTGGGGCTTGATCACCCCAGGTTTCTTCCTCCGTTAACAAGAAGAAATAAACTAAAGAAGAAATAAGTTATGAAAAAGGAAAGAAACATTTTCAAAAAGGGAAAACACATTAAGAATTTCTCTATTGTAGATAATAAGATTTATAAATCAGAATTATCAGTAGCATCTATAGGATTATTAGGTATCCTATTA